TTGTTGCAGTTGAAAGATCCGAACATCATGGAAATTATGTATATAACTCCCCCTAATTCCCCAGTTAATTGTATCTCATTTATGTGAAATATGCACAGAACGAGATGCGAAAGCGATTTTTTTTACACCCCTTAAGTATCATGCAAAAAGATTTAGTTGAAACAATGAGTAATACTTTGATCGAAAGATTTAAGGTATTAATTGCAAACAATCGTGATGAAGATGCACTATCAATTATGCAAGAATATATACTCCCTAATGGTGAAATAGAGGATGATAATTATCAATGGTTAATTATTAATGATCTGACAGAATAACCATGAAAATAACAACAATTAGTAAGGAAGATTTCATTAAAGGAGTTAAACAAAAGACCCGCAAGTCTTCTGAGATAATTAACAATAAAGAAGCAGAAAAGCAAGCGAATTATTGTTACAAACCCTACCGCACTTTATTCAATTATTAACATGAAATCAATGACTAATTACCCACCAGAAATGTATAACGAAATCCTCAAAGATTTCAATTTTAGATATGGCAAATTCAATGCAATTCCTTATCCTAAAATAACAGAATTAAAGCAACAATTAGAGGAGAAAAATGATGACAACTAAACAACAATTTACTTTCCAATGTGTTATCGAATGTGATGAAGATAGTGACATTCAAGTATCACATTTACCCGAAGAAATACAGGCATATCTTGATAGTAACTATGGGGAGAATAACAGTGCAAAAGTAATAGAATGGTCAGCAAATCGTATGGAAAAGTTTATACCAGGCTTCCATGATTAACTTCATTAAATTAACAAACAATGTACTTAAATTCTTTGTCTTTATTGTTATTGGAAGGGTCATTATTGTCCTACTATCTAACACATAGTTTTCCACAGTTTTATTCACAAATTAAGGTAAATCTGTGGAAAAGTGTTATAAATTACATTCTAAATGCATTAATAAATATAAGGTTGCGTTCTATTCGTGTTTTAAATGTGTTATTAATCTGGATGCAATCTGTGTGTTATGTGTATAGAATCCAAACAGATTACGTTGTTTTTAATGTCACATAGAGTCGTTATCTTAGCGAGCATTATATCACAATCTCGCTATAATTACAAGACCCTCGGTGTAATTATCAGGGGTCAATAACAATCCTTGACTTATACTCTTTTTCGTGATATTATAGCTTCATAAAGTAACATCACCAGTTCTCTAATTTCATGCCAGTTACTAACACAAACCGTACACACACTAGGTATAGAATAACCCTAGAAGTATGCGTAGAAAATGAGTTTAATGTAGAGCAAATTGACTGGGCAAAAGTATTACAATTAGAGGATAATGAGTACGTGCAAAGTTATACCGAAGTACTAAGTATTCCAGACCGTTATTAATAAGAAATGCGTGGAATGTGTTTGCCCTAAAGTTACACAAATGTCAACCTAATTTCTCTTTGATTATGTCAGTTTCTTCTGAACAGTTTGTATCAAGAAGCTTCGCTGAATTCCTTCTAGAAAATGCAAACAATGGTAATGAAATCCTTGCCGTTTTAGATGATCTTTATGAGGTGCAATCTACAACCCTATAAGTAACACATAACAACACAAATAAGGGCAGAGTTTTTGACACTTTGCCCTTTATATCCTATAATGGCTTAGTAACACAAACCGTGCAGCCACTATGTAATACTTTCATGATGCGTATTTGCAGTTCTTAAATAATGCGTGAAGACAGTTAATTATGGGCGTTGGTTATACCTTGCCGCGTCGCGTTGCCGTTTAAAAAAGCTGGAAGTTCCTAACCTACAACGAACCCAAATCGAGAGCTAAATATAAAAAACGGGCCAGAAAAAAAATTACCGTGAGGATTTATGAAATTACAATGGCCAACAATTAGTTTCTTTTTAGTTGTACATCTCTTAAGTATAGTCGCACTTCAACAATGGAGTTGGGGTGCTTTTTTAGTATGGAGTATTTTAGCATTTGTAACTGGTTGTCTTGGATTGACATTAGGTTATCATCGTCTATTATCTCATAGGAGTTTCCGAGTACCTAAGTGGTTAGAGAGGGTCTTTGCGACATGTGGTGCATTAAGTGCGGAGTACGGTCCAATTGAATGGGTAGGACTTCATAGACAACATCATAAATGGTCTGATAAAGCACTCGACCCCCATAATATAAACAGAGGGTTTTGGTGGGCTCATATAGGATGGATGTTAGTCCGAGTACCTGGAGAGAAGAGAATAAAGAGATATGCAACTGACCTTAGAAAGGATGCATATTATAGATGGTTAGATAATAATTTTTTATTGTTACAAATCCCCCTTGGAGTACTCTTATATAATCTTGGAGGATGGCATTATGTACTATGGGGTATACCTCTCAGGATTACTGCTGTATATCATTTGACTTGGTGTATTAACTCAGTGTGTCATACATGGGGTACACAACCTTATAAGGATATAGATGAAGCAAGGAATAATAGATGGTTAGGATGGATTGCATTTGGTGAAGGATGGCATAATAATCACCATGCATTTCCTAATTCAGCAAAACAAGGATTACAAGGTCAATTTGATTTGACATGGTATGTTATAGTAGTATTGAAGAAGTTAGGTCTCGCAAGAGATATACGTCTTCCTATATAATTGAAGTTTAGGTTAAGGATGATGCAAAACATTGATGATATCACATACCACATTTATCTTAAAGAGAAACCGATATATTGGAATTTAGATGAAGAAGATTTTGAAGAGAAGTGGCAGATGTTAAATGTAATGATGGATTTATTAAATACTGATTACCAACAAGATGATTTATCATATACTAAGTTACAAGGTAAAGTAGGATACGGTGGACCAGGAAGAGTAGTATATACCTCACCTTTAGATGAACATTCTTATTGACAAGTCATAAATAAACTGATAAAATAACATTGAAAGTGAGTTCTCTTTTATGGCTAAAGGATTTAAAGTAAAGACGGTTGCACCTAAACAGAAAGCACCCGAATGGGATATTGATGCAATCAAACAAAGAATGAAAGGAAAAGCAATCGTCTTCTGTTTACCAGGAAGAGGTTGCTCTTATATTTTCTTAAAGAATTTTGTACAGTTATGTTTTGACATGGTACAGAATGGAATGAGTATTCAGATTTCTCAGGATTACTCATCAATGGTAAACTTTGCACGTTGTAAGGTACTTGGTGCAAATGTATTACGTGGACCTAAGCAGATACCTTGGGATGGTAAACTTAAGTATGATTATCAACTTTGGATTGACTCAGATATTGTCTTTGACACTAACAAGTTTTGGCAATTATGCGATTTAGCAGTTGCTGCCGATACTGTTGATTCTGAAGGGAATACTGTTAAAGGTGAAGAGAAGGAAATCGTTGCTGGTTGGTATGCTACTGAAGATGGTCAAACTACTTCTGTTGCTCACTGGTTAGAGGAAGAGGATTTCCGTAAGAATGGCGGTGTAATGAATCATGAAACCGTTGAGACTATGGGTAAGCGTAAGAAACCATTTACAGTTGATTATACTGGCTTTGGTTGGGTAATGATTAAGAATGGTGTATTTGAGAAACTCGAATATCCTTGGTTTGCACCTAAAATGCAACAGTTTGAGTCAGGTGAAGTCCAAGATATGTGTGGAGAGGACGTTAGTTTCTGTCTAGACGCAATGGATGAAGGTTTTGAAATCTGGTGCGATCCTCGTATTAGGGTTGGCCACGAAAAAACTCGTATTATTTAATTTTTATTATGGTTATCGCAAATTTTCTCGGTATTTTAGCAATTTTGTTTGTAATTTGGTTTGTTTTTGTTTTTTTAGCAGATCCGAATAAAATGTAATGGCAAAATTCAATATTCTCTATGATGGAGAGGTTATTCATAGTAATCTCTCCCATGAACAAGCAATGGAGAAACTACAAGACCTATCGGAGAAGTATTATGAGAGTTCGAGTGAAGGAAAAGAGGTATTTGATGCTAATTTAATTAAAATGGAGGATGCGGATGGCACAAAAACAACTAACGGTTGAAAAAATTGTTGCAATAGTCAAAGAAAAGTGGTCATTATTCGGTATAAGCACTTCAATTGTCTTTTTATTGCAACTTTTATCGTCTAAAGTGCTTTTATCGGTGTTTTTAGGACTAATTTTTACTATTGTAGTCCCATCGGAAGCACTTAAAAAATTACTTAACAAATCTTAGAGGAAATTATGGCAAAAATGAAGCAAGGGTTACTTGGAAGTGAATTTATCTTGTCAAGACCGAAGAAAACACGTCAAGGCCGCTCGGCTCTCTCGAAATTGTCGGCAACTTCTCGCAATAGGGCAAAAAAGAAGTATAGAGGACAAGGATAATGTGGAATTTTTTCCAATGGGCATGGAATTTATCATGGGGTGAAGGATTCGCATTACTTGCGGTCCTTTTTGTCTTTTATTATGGTAAGAAATGGATTGATAGTCGTTTCGGAAGTCTAAACAAACGCCAAAAACGTGAAATGAAGGCAATTGTTAGAGAAGCAATGGACGAATGGACGGCAAATTGCGAATATTTAACTATTAAGACCGATGAAGAAGGTCGATATTACTGTTCTAAGAGCGATTGTGAAGGTGTTAAGTTTAATGATGTTAAATAGTGGTAATTAAATAAGCAAAATAGGGGACAAAATGGAAAAAAAGATGCTTAGAGAGATTACTAATGATAAATTAACACCTAAAAAGCGTGATTCTTTGGTTGAAACTGAGCTTTTTGACCCTCAAGAAGACGATGGTTTGGATTATGAAGTCGATTCAATGACGTTGACAGAATATTAGGTCAAAAAACTTAATAAATAAGTTATATTCTCATACTTTCAATGCCATTAGAACGGGTAAAGCAAGGTTTTAAGGACATTAGTGCAACATTTAAGATAAGTCCTATGAATAATGACTTACTTGCACTAAAAGATAGTGCTGCAATTGCACGTTCTTTAAGAAATATTGTATTTACTAATCGTGGGGAAAAGTTTTTTAATCCAGATTTCGGATCTGATTTAAAAAAATCATTATTTGAAAACCTAGATGAAGTTACAGCCTTAACTATTAAGGAAGAAATTGAATATACTATCGTAAATTATGAATCCAGAGTTGATTTACTCGATTTAGCGGTGGTTCCTGACTATGATAATAATGAATATTTTGTCACTATCGTATATAATATTATAGGTTTGGATGTTCCACCTCAACAATTAGAGTTCGTATTGCTACCATCAAGATAAATGTCCCTCCAAAACTTTACTGGTCTGGATTTTGACCAGATAAAAACTACTTTAAAGGATTATCTTAAGAATAATTCCAATTTTACTGATTATGATTTTGAAGGATCTAATCTTTCTACTATTCTAGATGTCTTAGCATATAACACGTATATAAACTCTTATAACGCTAATATGATATCTAATGAGGTATTCATTGATTCCGCCACTCTGAGGGAGAATGTGGTGGCACTGGCAAGGAATATAGGTTATTTACCAAGGTCTAAAAAGGCATCAAGAAATAAAGTAACTTTCTTTGTGGATATGACATCAGTCTCACCCACTCCATCAAGTTTAACTCTTAAAAAAGGCCCTGTTGCAAGTACTAGTAGTTCTTTTGGTGGTCAATCTTTTGTTTTTAATATACCTGACGATGAAACAGTTTCTGTTATTGAATCTACAGACTCTACTGGTACTGGAAAATTAGCACGATTTACTGATATAGATGTATATGAAGGAACTCTTTTAGATAAAGTATTTACATATTCTAGTAGAAATCCATTCCAAAAGTTTATTTTAGATAATACTGGAATTGATCTTGATACATTGACTGTTAAGGTAAAAGCAAATGCTAATTCTACAACTGCTGTAGAATATGTTAGACAAGATAGTTTGTTTGCAGAAAAAACAGGAACGACTATTACAGGTGAATCTAATGTATATTTTATTAATGAAGTTGAAAGTGAAAGATATGAATTGATCTTTGGTGATGGTATATTCGGTAAAGCACTTCAAGATGGTAATGTTATTGAAGCATCTTATATCGTAACAAGTGGTGAATCTGCAAATGGTATTAGTAGACTTACTTATGCAGGAAGAATAACATATAATAGAAATTCTGTTGATTATAATGTAACGAGTGGAATCTCTTTAATTTCTACCCAGGGGGCATCCAGTGGGGGTGAGGCAATCGAAAGTGTAGATTCCGTTAAAAAGTATGCACCACAGATATATGGTACTCAAAATAGGGCATTAACTGCTAATGACTATGAAATTTTAATACCTAATAAGATTTACCCTGAAGCAGAGTCAATCTCTGTATATGGTGGTGAAGAGTTAATCCCACCACAATATGGGAAGGTTTTCATTAGTATAAAACCACGTACAGGTGATTTCGTACCAGGTGCAATTAAAGAAAATATTAAAAGAGATTTAAAGAAATATTCTGTTGCAGGTATTGTAGCAGAAATTCTTGATTTAAAATATTTGTTTATTGAGACTAATAATAGGGTTTATTATAATACGAATAAAGCACCTACTGCAGCTGCTGTAAGTACAATTGTTCAAAATAGTATCAATAAGTACGCTGAATCTGCGGAGCTAAATAAGTATGGTGCTAGATTTAAATATAGTCAATTCTTGAGAGTCATTGATCAAAGTCACGATTCAGTTACTTCTACTATTACTACAGTTGAAATGCGACGTGATTTAAGATTAGCAACTGATACTTTTGCTGAATATGCAATTGATTTTGGTAATGAATTTCATATTAGTTCTATGAATGGTTACAATATTAGATCTACCCCATTTGATGTATTAGATATTAATGTTCCTGTGTACTTATTTGATATTCCAAATACTGATAAAAAGACAGGAACCATAAATTTATTCTCTTTGGATTCATCTGGATCAAATAATCCTATAATTCAAAGGAAAAATATTGGAAAAGTTGATTACAAAACTGGTAGAATTACCTTAGATCCTATCAATATTGTATCTGGCAAAACTAAAGATGGCGTACAGATTATGGAAATATCTGCAATTCCAGAATCCAATGATGTTATTGGATTACACGATCTTTATTTGCAACTAGATAGTAGTAATGTTGAGATGGTTGTTGATGAAATCAGTTCTGGTATTGACCCTTCTGGATCTAATTATGTTGTTACACCAAGTTACACCACTGGAAGCATCGTAAGATAACAAATGACAGAAAAGAGAGTCCAGTTTAATCAGATTGTAAAGAGCCAACTGCCACAATATGTGCAGGAGGATTATCCTTTATTGGGTGAATTTTTATCTCAATATTATCAAGGACAGGAATATAAGGGTGGTCCTCTTGATTTAATTAATAATATTGATGATTATATTAAATTAAATGAATGTGCAAATACTATTAAATCCACTAAACTTACTTCAAGACTTCTTGAAGATGAGTCAACAATTGCTGTTGATAATACAGAAGGATTTCCTGATCACTATGGTCTTTTAAAAATTAACGATGAGATTATAACTTATAAAAGTAAAACTAGTGTATCTTTTGTAGAGTGTTCTAGAGGGTTTAGTGGAATTACCTCTTTTACTAATAGTGATAATCCAGAAGATCTTATATTTTCTACATCAAAGGCTGCTATTCATGAAGATGAGACCGTTGTAGAGAATTTAAGTAACTTATTTTTAGAAAAATTCCTTGAAAAAGTTAAAAAACAGTTTTTATATGGATTCCAGACTAATTTACACTCAGATATAAATGAAAATCTGTTTATTAAACAGGCAAAAGATTTTTATTCAACAAGAGGAACTGATGAATCCTTCAAAATTCTCTTCGGAGCACTATATGGCGAAAAAGTTGATATTATTAGACCTAGAGATTATGTAATATCCCCTTCTAATGCAAATTATAAGTTAGCAAGAGACCTTATTGTAGAACCTGTCGAGGGTGATGTAACAGGTTTAGTAAATAAGACGCTTTTTCAGGATGCTTTTGAGAATATAACAAAAGCGTATGCTCCTGTTTCTAATGTAGAAAAGGTAGTTGTTGGAGTTTTAACTAATACTTATTGGAAAATTAGTATTGATGGATCTTATAGTCAAAATGATGGATCTACTGATTTAATCTATGGTGAATTTATTCCAAATGCTAAAACTAGGATAATAGGTAAAGTAGGTGTAGCTCAGACTTATTTGGATGTTGATTCAACTCTTGGATTTCCAAATTCAGGTACTCTGTCTTATAGATTTGAAGATGGGACAGCTGGAGTTTGTACATATGCTCATAAAACTGTAAATCAGTTCTTAGGAATTAATACAACGGGTATTGGTAAGACAATTCTTGATAATACTGCTATTGATCAAGATACTTACTCTTATAGTTCTGGTGCTGGTACGACAGATGGTATAAAAGTTAAAATCAGAGCAGTTTTGAATAATTTGAATATTCCAAAAGATACATATTATCAAAAATCGGGTTCTAAAGTTAAACTTATCTCATTAGGTAAGATTGGTAAAGATAATAAGGTAAATAATTGGTTATTTAATACAGCTCAGTCTTATGTCGTTGAAAAATTAGAAATTATTGATTCTATTAACTTTCTTTATAAGTTAACGACGAAAGATAAGAATATTTTAAGAGTTGGCGATAAAATAACTACTCATTTAACTGTAAATAACACCGTTAAGTGGGGATCTCCTATTACTTCGGAATTTGAACCTTCTACAGGTCTTGAATATGATGTAAATGACATTTTTGATGAATATTCTTGTTTGATACAAGGAACTGGTATAACAGATGTTAGTAAAGTTGTTAAAATAACCAGATTAATTACTAAAGCTGATTCTACAATCCATCCAAGGATAAATGAGCAAACTGCAAATGTTCAAAATGTCTATATTGATGGAAATGATACTTTAATTGCTTCTTCATCAATTCCTTATAGTGGGAAAGTTAAATTAAACCCAAAAAGGCAAAGATTTGATAATATCACTGGAACTTATAATAAAGGTGATACAATCATAAAAATTTCTAGTGGTATAGATCATAATTTCCGTACAGGAGATATGATTTACTATACTCCTCAATTTGAGTCAAAAACTATAAAACTTCCTAATGGAAAAGAAGAATTTATTGAATGGGTTGAAAGTTCTCTCTTTGAGAAGGGTACAGATAATGATTATGGTGAAGGAGTATATTATGTTGAAAGAATTGATGATAATAATGTAAAATTCGCAAAAAGCAGGTCAAATCTTTATAATGAAATTTATGCATCTGTTACAACAACTGGTGGAGTTGATAGTGTCACTATAGTTAATAATGTTGTTGAAAAGTATGAATTTTATAATAAAAAAATTGAATCTCAAAAACTTTTAAGGAAAATTGATCCAGTAACTCATGATGGTAAATTTACCACTACAATGCCAGGATATACTGGTATTTTAGTGGATGGTGTAGAGATTTTAAACTATAAATCTACTAATTTTGTTTATTACGGTACTATTGATTCTATTGATGTTGTAAAAAGTGGTAAAAATTATGATGTAATCAATCCACCTAAAGTGGCAATTACTGATTCGGTTGGTACAGGTGCAACAGGTACTGTAAGTGTCAAAGGTAATTTTAAAGAGATTAGACTTTTAAAATCTGGATTTGATTATCTAGATGTTCCTATAGTAAAAATTACTGGTGGTAATGGTAGTGGTGCTGTTGCAGAGGCTAAGTTAGTTACAGTTCCACATCAAAGAACTTTTGATTCTACTGGAATTGGATCTGATACTACTGGAATAGGTACTGTTATAATTGGTGCATCAAGTAATCAATCAACTATTGGATTCTCTACCTATCATAAATTTAGATCTGGTGAGAGAGTTGTTTATAAAACTTTTGGGGAAAAATCCTTAGCAGGACTTGGTACAGATTCGATATATTATGTTTCACTTAATGATAATTTTACTGTTAAATTACATAGAACATATGATGAAGCGATTGCTGGACTTGGAACAGTAACGTTTACTGCATACGGTAAAGGAACTCATGCATTAAAATCTCTTAATGGAAAAGCAGTTGTAAGTTCTATTTCAATATTAGATCCTGGTTCTAATTATGAAAATAAAGAAAGAACATGTGTATCTGTTGGTATTAATACTGCATTAAACACAATAAACATTCCTAATCATGGATTTAATAATAGAGAAGTAATTAAGTATTCTAATGATCTTGCAAATGTTGGATCTGGTACTACTACATTAGTTACTGGTCTTTCTACTGCTAAAGATTATTATGTTTCTGTTGTAAATAAAGATGTTTTCCAGTTGGCTGCTGTTGGAGTTGGAACTACAGTAGCAGATTTTTATCTTAATACTAAACAATTTGCAGATTTTAGTAGTGTAGGATTTGGAACTCATAAATTCAACTATCCTCCTATTCAAGTACAGATTGAAGGCACTGTTGGTATATCTTCTATTTCAGGTGATACTTTTGAAGCATCTGTACAACCTATTGTAAGGGGTGAAATAACATCTATCAATTTGACAGATAATGGTGCGGGATATGGAGTTACTAACGTTCTTAATTTTGCAAGGGATCCTCAAGTTGAAGTATTTTCTGGTCAGGATGCAGTATTAACACCTGTAATATCTGGTGGTAAGATTGTAGATGTCAGCGTAAGTGCAGCAGGTACAAATTATAATGCACCACCTAATTTGGCAATTAGTGGAATTGGAACAGGTGCTGAATTAGTTCCTGAAGTTAATGCTCTTGGTAATATTGTATCTGTTAAAGTACAGCATGGTGGATTGGGATATGGTGTATCTACTACCTTTATTCAGGTGGATGCTGCAGGACAATCTGCTAAATTTAAACCTAATGTAAAATCATGGCAATTTAATAAAGTCAGGAGAAATGAGGATAATATAAGTGATGATGACGTTTTCCTTTCACTTCCATTGAATAGTGATTTTGGATTACAATGCTCTTATGCTTATGCACCTAGAAATTTAAGAAAAATTGTTTATGCAACTGATCAAGATGGTAAAACTTTATTTGGATCAAAAGATTTAAGAATGGTCAATAATGTTGAAGTAGATAATACTCAACATTCTCCTATAATTGGATGGGCTTATGATGGACATCCAATTTATGGTCCATATGGATATTCATCTAAAACTGGTGGTGCTGTTGTTCAAATGAAGTCTGGTTATATTGAACAGGCAAGTTCAGTTATTGGAAGACCTCCTATAAGTGACTTCCCTGCTGGATTCTTTATTGAAGATTATAAGTATGTTCCTTCAGATGATGAAAGTGTATTGGATGAGAATAATGGAAGGTTCTGTGTCACTCCAGAATTTCCAAAAGGTACATATGCTTATTTTGCAACTTTTGAATCAATTACAGCTTCAAGTGGTATATTTAAAGATTATAAAGCACCTGCTTTCCCATATTTAATTGGTAAATCCTTTAATTCACAACCAAATACATTTAATTTTAAGAGAAAATCAAATCAAGATGATTTGAATTTAAATAAGACTGAATGGGTTAGAAATACTTATCCATATGCCTTTAATAAGGATTATAGTGGATATTCTTATGTTTCACAATCTTATGATTATGTCCCTCAAGATTCTACTATTGATTTTGCTAAAAAAGGAACTATAGATGCAATTGGAATATTAACAGGAGGAAGTGGATATGCGGTTGATGATAAAGTTGTTTTTGATAAAGCAATAAAGAATAATTTTAATGCATCTGCTAAAGTTGCTAAAGTTGCAAGTCCAGGAATAGGAACTGTTTCTGTAACTAATACTACATTCTCTGATATTGAATTTTATCCTTTAGCAAAAGAAAATTCTAGAGATACTTTAGTTGGAATTTACACTGATAATCTTGGTCTCTTTGATAGATCACTTGTATCTCTTGCAGGTATAAACACAACTGCTTCTAATGTTGATGGTACGTATCATATTGGAATTAGTACTAATTTATTAACTGTAACTTCTGCTATTAGCACTGAAGGTGTTACTGGTATTGTTACTTATTTCTCAGTAGGTGGTGAAATAAAATGGCCATTTATTAAAGAAAATGATCTTTATAAAGTAGGAACTGAAGAGATAAAAGTTCTAAACATAGATGAACTTAATTCTCGTCTTAGAGTTTTAAGATTGAATAATGCTGTTAGTGGTGTATCTCATACCATAACTACTGTTCTAACTGAACTTCCTAGAAAGTTTACTATTCAACCCAGTGGAGGAACGACATCCTATCCTACTAGGATGAATAAGGAAGTATATTTTGATGCTAGGGAATCTGTTGCAATAGGAACTGCTCAACCATTTAGTGTTGTAGGTGTTGGAAGTACTCTTAGGTTTGCTAATCCAGGAGCTGGAATAACTGAAATATTTGCTCCTCTTCAAACTTTATATTTACCTAAGCATGGATTGGTAACAGGAGATAAAGTTACTTATCAAGCAGATGGAAGTGGAGACTATAATATTGGAATTATTACTTCTTCCAATCAAGTAGCAACTGGTGATAGTTTTAGTTTATCTGATTATTCTTCTTTATGGGTTGCTAAAATAAGTGATCATTATATTGGATTATCAACTGTTAAAGTTGGAATGGGATCAACAGGATCCTTTGCTGGAATTGCAGATACGACTACTCATCAAGGATTGGTTTATTTCAATCATGTTGGTCTAGGTGGTACAACACATAGTCTTAAGACAGATTTTAATGTTGTAAAGGGTGATCTAGAAAGAAATTTAGTAACTGTAAAAATTGCTGCGGGAGCTACTCATGGATTAAGTAATGATGATACTATTTCTATGAATATTGATCCTGGAATTAGTACTACTACAACTTTAAAATATAATCTAGCAAATAGAAAGGTTGTAGTTAATCCATTAGGATTTAGTACTTCTGGAATAGTAACTACTACTTCAGCAACAGGAATTCCTGATTCTATTAATATTAATGATCATAATTTAACAACAGGTCAAAAAGTAATCTATAGTCCTGCCGAAACAGGAACATCTGTCTCAGGATTAACTAGTGAATCTCAATATTATGTTTATGTAGTGGATAGAAACTATATTAAATTAACGGCAAATAAGTATGAAACCACTCAGTCAATTCCAACATTTGTAGGATTACCTGCTCCAGGAGATGGAACTTTATCACCAATTAATCCACCTTTAAGATATTATAAAAATTCTAATGTAACATTTGATCTTTCCGATTCTTCTCTCTCATATACTCAAAGTACCACTAATTATGCTGCTTTTAAATTAGAATTTTATGAAGATTCTAATTTTACTATTCAGTATAATACTAATGGTGTAGAAGATGATAAATTTAATATTACACAAACTGGTACTGTTGGAGTTACAACTGATGCCAAATCTGTATTAAAAGTAGATGCAGATACCCCCGATATTTTATATTACAAATTAGTACCAATTGATTCTGATCAAAATACTGTCATAAACAAAGAAATTGTAGTAGATGATACTGTAGATTTAAATAATCAGATTATCTTTGAAAAGAGCATTTACAATGGTGATTTCAAGGTCACTAAATTAACTGATCAAGTTTTTACTTATAATTTGAGTGAAAGACCAGAAAGATCTGAATATACACCTTCACCTGCTCATTTGGATTATTCAACAAATTCTTCAACTGCTTATGGTCGTATTGCTGAAATTAAGTTATCTGACAAGGGTGGTGGATATGCTGATTTACCAGGAATTACTACAGTTACGACCACAACAGGAACTGGTGCAGAATTAGAGGCTTCTAGTAAAACAATAGGTAAAGTCGTAAGAACCAGTATTGATAATATTGGATTTGATTATCCTTCCGATTTAACATTAGATCCTAGTGCATTATTCCCACAAGTATTAAAGGTAGAACCTCTTACTGGATTTGATGCTATTGGAATTACTTCATTTGGAATAGGGTATAATACTAATCCAAGTCTGATTGTTATTGATGGAAGTACTAAAGAACAGATTAAGGACGTTGATTTATTATATAATCGTGAAGAAAAGAAAGTTGAGATTTTAAAGAACAGTTATAGTTTATCTAATACTCCTCCTACTATTATTCCAGTTGGAAATCCTAATGGTGTAAGAGCAAGTGGATTTACTTTTAATAGACAAGATACTAGTACTACTTCTAGTTCTACTAGCACAGTTTATACAAATATTCCTACTGTAACAGTAACATTATCTGAGTCATTTAATAGTGTTAAAACTGCTGGTGGAGATTATAAGAATCCATTCCCATTCTCTATTAATGATGAAATTTTAGTAGAGAATGTCAGTGTTGGTGTTGGTTCTACTTCTAAGGGATATAATTCCTCCCAGTATGAGTATGCAAGATTTAAGATTGTTGAAGTAACTCCAAATTATGGTGGTATTGGTACTGTTAAGTATCGTATGGATGGATACCTTCTTGATGATGAGTGGCCAGGTGTTTATGATAGTATAGAATCTGCTGCAATGCTGATTCCAAGTCAGTGGTTCCCTCATTTTGATGCTACTCTTAAACCAAATGCTTTTAATAAGGAAGATGAAGTAAGAGCAGGTGATAAGGAAGGTACAGTATTTGAATGGAATTCATCCGCAAAATTCTTAACTGTAGAGAGTAATGAAGAATTTGAAGTTGGTGAAATTCTTATTGCTGATGATACAGGAGCACAGGGTAGAATTAAAGAAATAATTTCTTTTGAATCCAAATACGATCTTGATGATATATCCACTACTGATAATGGATGGGAATATCTCACAGGATTCTTAAATAATGAATTGCAAAAAATACCCGATAATGATTATTATCAGAGTTTCTCTTATTCTATTAAATCTAAAGTTCAGTTTGAGGAATGGCAGAATATTGTTGGATCATTAAATCATACTGCTGGATTTAAGAAATTTAGTGATCTTCAAGTGGAATCTTCTTTAGGATCTAATATTGCTCTTCAAGTTGGAATATCTACTGAAGTTACAAGAGTATTAGATCTTCATGGTTTGGAAGATATTAATAGAGTTAGAAATTTTGACTTAGCAACTGAGAATTTCCTTACTGGTGTCTCAAGAGCATATTCAGATGAGATTAACTTTAAGACAAGACTTATTACTGATTACTCAGAATCTATTGGAAATAGAGTTTTGCTTATGGATGATATTAGTGATGAGTTTAATAATAATCCACGATCAACTCCATATTCAGATGTTTGGAGACAAAGATTAGATGATGGTAGATCACAGGCATTTATCATTTATATTCAAGATAGATTATATACTGGTGAAAGACAAATATTAAGAGTTAACGCATTACATGATACTGGTCGTGGTATACCAATGCTTAACCAGTATGGTGATGTTTGGAGTGTTCTTGATTTAGGAGATTTTGATTATGTAATTGATGGAAATGAATCTATACTTCGATTCTATCCTCATAAGTATAAACTCAATAATTATAATGTTGTACCATTCTCATTCAATATTGATAAGAATATTCTTGGAATTACTACTAGTCAAATAGGTGTATCTGTTGGTAGTACTGAAATACCAGCTGCACCTGCAAATCCTTCTACTGGATTGAATGGATCTCTTGTTAGTATTGCCTCTACGGTAGTTGAAATTGCTGGTGGTGCTGCTGGTACTGTATTCACTCTTGCTGGTATTGGAACTACTATTTCAGGACATAGATCTGCTAAGATCTTTATGAGTATCGAAGCAAGTGATGGTAGTGTTGAATATGATGAATTATCTGTTATTCATGATGGAACTAATGTTGGATGGCAGGAATATGGACAATTAACAATTCACTCTCTTGATCCTTATTCATCAGGTGGAAATATAGGAACTTACTGGCCATATATGTCTGGTAATGATCTTATAGTATCCTATACTCCAGAAGCAGGATATACAACATCATGGGTTAATGCAGTTGCTATAGGTATCGCTACAGAGGGGTATCAAGGAATTGGTACTTATGACTTCTCATATGGTTCTATGAGAGCACAAAGTACTGGTATTGTTTCTAGTTCTACTCCAAGTGCTGTTGGTATTGCTAGTTACCATAATGACTATGATGCTGCTTATTGTGTTGTCCAGATTGCAAATGTATTGGATGGTAACTATGAGATAGCAGAAGTCATTATTGTAGATGATTATGCTGATGATTCTCAGGTAATGTTAACTGAATATGGTAATGTTAAAGTTGGTACTACAAATGCTGGAATGGGTACTATTAGTGGTCGAAGGGCTGCTGATGATAATACTGAAATTACCTTTGTTCCTCATGCTGGAATAGGAGTATCAATTACAACCTTCATGACTCCATTGAGACCTGAAGTTAATACCTCATTACTTCCTGCAGATGCTACTAGAGCAGTTGGAGGAGAAGAGAAAAAAGATTTAGGTAATGCTCAGATAGGAAACGATATTAATATCTACGAAGGTACTGAGTCAATGATTAAGAGGCAGTTTGCCTTGAAACATAATACTGATCCAATTTTCAGAAGGAATTTTGATGGGTCTAGTACAAGTGTTGTTGATCTTACTAATAACACAATTTTAATTCCAAATCATTTCTGGGTAACTGGTGAGGAAATTGTATACTCTGTTAAGACAGCAACTGGAGTTGGTACTACAGGAGATACTATTGGTATTTCTAAGACAGAATTCTCTGGTGTAGGTACAGTCACATATATTCCTGGTCAGTCAGTATATGTTATTAAGAAAGGTGAGAATAAGATTCAACTTGCTAGATCTGCAGAGGATGCACTGAAAGAAATTGCTGTTCCTCTCGATCTAACAGCAGTTGGTGTGGGTACTTCACATAGTATTACCTCTAAGAATCAGAATACCAAGGTAATGGTTGGTATTGATAATATGATTCAATCTCCTATTGGTGATACAACTGTTTCAACTACTTTGGATAGAGATGCTGCTTTAGGTACAGATGTAATTTACTTTACGGGAATCACATCTATCTTTGGTGCTGATTATGTAAGAGTGGGTACAGCCACTACGTATGAAGTAATGAAGGTACTCTCTGTGGGTATTGGATCTACTAATGCTATTAAAGTACAACGAGGTTGGTTAGGGTCTACGATTGTTGGACATTCCACAGGAGATACTGTTACTAAGATTAGAGGAAATTATGATATTAGGGATAATTATATTAACTTTATGGAGGCACCTCCAGGAAAGAATCCTGTTGGAAGTGTAACCAATCCTCCAGATGATAGAGATTGGACAGGTATTACTACTTCTTCTAGTTTCCACGGAAGATCCTTTATGAGGTCTGGTGTAGAAAATGGAACTAGTGAAACTTATACATTAAATTATCAATATGATGATCTTTCTAACCAGTTTACTGGACAGGATAAAGACTTTAATTTAACTGTTGATGGTTCAAATGTTACTGGTATTGCGACTAATAATGCTATTGTTTTAATTAATTCTATATTCCAAGGGCCTGGTAATTCCGTTGATTATACAATGGATCAATCAGGTGGAGTATCAGAGATAGCATTTACTGGTGGAATTGCTACAAATGCATATGATCCTAATACTGCAACTATCCCTGTTGGTGGTTTCGATTGGATCTAGTAAGGGATTTGGTTATCAACCACTTGTTGCTGCTGGTGGTACTGTAACAGTATCTGTTGCTGGTACTATTGCATCTATAGGTATTGGAACATCTGGTTCTGGTTATAGAGCAGGTATTCAAACTGTTACTGTTGGTATTCAGACAGAGAGTATGGGTGCTGCAGGTATCACTAGTGTTGGTGTTGCTGCTGTATCTAATGGTCAGGTAACTGGAGTTACTATTACTAATCCACAATGTTTCTATAAACCTAGAGACATTCAGATGGTTGCTTATGGTAATA